CCACCTGGTATGGACTCTTCCCAATTTATACCGTCATAAGAATATGCCCTAAATGCTGAAAAGCTTGCAACAAAAATGCCGTTTCCGTAAGCAACTGTTTTGTAACTATAATCAACGGTTAGATTTGTCCATTGAGTAATCGCCGTGCTTGTGTTGTTTGCAAAACTTTCAATTACTGACCCATCAACGTAGCTATGAACGTAAACCATTGTCCCCTCAATGTTTCTAGCAATTGGTCGCTGAATTAACCAACGCCCATTTTTTTGTAGCAAAATCCAGCCAAAACTGCGACAAATTTCCAGCAAGAAATCGTAAGCGTTTATTTGTAATTCGTCAAAAGTAAAGTCTTGGACTAGCAATTGTTCGCCTTCTACCTGGTCAAATATTGACCTCGTGTTATCCATTACAAGGCCCTCATATAGATCATTGCAAACCTCAATATCTAGCTCTAATTCCAAGCGGTTTAAAGTCTCAAAAATAAGGCTGCCAAGCTCGGTGTCTGCATTTGGACCAACCAAATCCACTTCTTTAAGTTGCGCCAATCCGTCGGTTGCCGTTACGACAACTGGGTAAGGAGGGTCTTGGAATGGCTCCCCAGTAATGTCGTTAAGTAAGTAGCCTTTAAAGACAACATTTCCCTCGAATTTATGCACAACTAAAAACTCGCGGTCGGAATAGCTAAAGAAATTGCGAAAGTCGGTTGTATCCGTTGAGTAAAAAGAAATTGTAAACGTCGTGGACATTATTGGCGTTGTAATGTCCTCGTTGTCTTCGCGCTCGTATTTGTGCGTTGCTGGTTGCTCGGTTGCAATTAATTCCGTTGAGGCGCCAACAAAACCGTCCTGGTAAATTTCAACTAGGTTTGAATAGTTGTCGACGTCCTTAAATGGAATTGTGTATTTTAAGCCGTATGCCATTGTTTAAAATTTTCTTGCCCTTGTTTTATTTGCTCTGTTCAACGTGCCAACCAAAGAGTCGCCGCTAATTGTAAAGGTAACATTCCCGCCCATCATGTTTTGCAATTTGCTTAAAGGTGCGATAACTTCAGGATTTGTGCGCGCTCCTGTATATTCACCGACTAGCGCGGAGGTTGGACCGCTTACAATTCCACCATTTGCAAAAGGAATTAGACCGCCAAGCTGACCGCCGCCGCCTAATCCTTTAAATATGTTTTTAAATCCTCCTGATCCAGCGCCAAATCCTGACAAGCCAACACCTCCAAGCAAAAGGTTTAAAGCAAATGCAGCCGCAGCGGTTGCCGCCAATTGTATTGCCATTTTTTTAAGTCCATCCAACAAAGATGCAAAACCAAATTGTCCCGTTTCAAACATTTCTGTAAATGATTGAGCCAACAATGGCCCAAAAATGCCTGACATTTCAAGCCCTAAATCTCTTTGCTCTTTAAATTGTTGGTTTAACAACATTGCATTTTGAATGTGCAACTTATCCGCCTCGTCCATTTCAGGCGTGTAGGTTATACCTTCAGCTAAATTTTCAGTATTAACTTTTGAATTTGCCTGGGGAGCCTCAAATCCAGCCGTAATTTTTTGGTTGGTTTCACTTATTGAATAGCCAAAATCCTCAAATCCTATCTCATAACTTCTTGATAATTTTTGTAATGCCTCCTCCTCTTTTTTTATTTGTTCAAGTTTTTTGTCGTGGTCCTTTTTGAGTTGTTTAGCAAGCTCGTCGCTTATTTTTTTGGATGCCTCTTTAGTTTGAGTTTCTTTTTTTAGCGCTTGCTCTGCCTCAACTGCTGCTTTTTTTGTTGCGTTAATACCAATTGCAACCCCTTCCAATGTTGCCGCGTAGGCTGGACTAATAAAAGAAAGTAATTGACGGCCAAAAGCTTCCAAACCAGTATCGCCAGCAGCTTGGGCAACAGTATTAACAGAATTTAAAGAAGTTACTAAATCGCCAACAATTGTATTTGATAATTGTAAAACGCTAGATATTAAACCGCTTGATGACGATCCAATTGCCAATTGTAATTGGGAAAAATTGTCTTGCAAATTGGAAATTTGACCGCCAACAGTTTCCGAAATTGCAGCCATTGAGCCGCTGACACCCTCAGCATTTCCAAGGCTAATTAAATAGTCCTTAATCGCTTCGTCCGTCTTTTCAACCTCGGTTGTTACGCCCTTAAATGTAAACGCAACTTTATCACCTTCAGATTTTGCACGAATACCAAACTCTTTCAATCGCTCAAATTCGCCAGTCATTGCGTCCAAAGCCGCTTCTGTCAATTGGTCAAAAGATTTACCAGTTGAAGACGCTAGATCACCCAAAGCATTCATTTGGGCCAAGGTCGGTGTAAAACCTCGATTGGCTAATTTTACAAATGAGTCCGTTAATTCGTTAACCTGGAAAGGTGTTTTGGATGCAAACTCAACTATTTGAGTCATTGCAACCTGAGCCGCTGATTTACTGCCAAGCGTCGTTGTTAAAACTGCTTCCATTTTTTGGAATTCCGCAGTCGTTTCAACCACCGCTTTGCCAAAACTTAAAAGCATATCGGCGGCAAATAGACCGCCCAAGGTTTTGCCTAAATTTCCAAAGGCGCTAGATAAAGCATTCGTTGATTTTGTGCTTTCGCTATTTCCTTTCCCAACTTTTTGGTTTACTTCGTCAACCTCCGATTTAATATCGGTCATTGCTTTGTTAAACTCTTTTAATTGGGCGACAATGTCAACGTTTAATTTTGCGCTCATTGTATTTTGTTTGTTATCGTGTCAAAACTGGCTTCTTCTTCAAATTTAAGGTTTTGCCATTTAAGTCCAATTTCATAGGCTTTTGCCTTTTCCTCAGCGGTCGGAATTACAATTGGTTTGCCGTCAATTAAAGGAATTTTCCAGTACTTTTCAGGCTTTCTAATAATGTCTGCTTTTCTAGTAACGTTAACATTGGCTAGTTGTACCCAAATTGCTCTAAAAAGATTCTCTTCTTTGCTTTGTCTTATTTGGTAACCGTATGCAATGGATTGGTACTCGGAAAAAGACATAAAATAAAAGGAGTCAGGTGCAATACCTAACTCCCCAATGGCGTAATGGCAAACGTCTTTAAATGTTATTTTTTTTTTGACTCGCCAGCCTCACCGCCTGGATAATCAATTTTAGTAATTGAGCTGATACCTTGCATAATTACTTTTACGACATTACCAACCTCGTCCGCTGGATTAGAGTCTACCCAGTCAATTATATCAATTTCATTTAAAGTAAATTGTTTGTCGTTGTAAAGCGCATCGACATAAAGAGCCGCGTAAATAAACTTAGCAATTGATTTAATTTGACCAACTCCTGGCTTTGTTAAAGCCGTAATTGTTTCTTGGACATCGTATCCAAGGCCCTCGCTAAAATGCAACAAGGCACCCATTCCAAATTTTACGGAATAGGTGCCGCCATTAATTGTTATTATTGTTCTGCCTGTATGATTCATAGGCGAAATATAATACTAATTAAGTAGATGCTGGTACTACGGTTGCCTTTAGTAAAGGACCTTTTCCAGTAAATTCTACGGAATAAGTAACCGCGGCTTCCATTTCAGCTGAAACGCTGATTGATGCAACAGACGCATTGCCATAAAATACAAGGTCTCCAGTTACGTTGGTGGTAAACTTCAACGCCACAACAGTACGACCGCTCAATAAAGTGTAAATGTCGCCTACGTTGTTTGTGTCGTCAAATGCAACCAATCCGTCAGTTGAAACGGACCAATCACGCAATCCAGCGATATGGTCGGCCCATCCGCCATCGTCTTTGCAAGTTGCATCCGCAAGGTCAACGTTTACGGATAATTCTGAAGAGGTTGCGCATCCAATCATAACGTTGTCTAGGTAAACGTTTAAAAGGGTGCCATTAAATTTGCCAGCAGTTGCCATATTTTTGTGAGTTTAATTCTAATTTTTTTTAAAAATAAAAGGACTTTGAATAATTGCAAAACAATAAATTTTAAGTGTAGACCAAAAAGTTACCGTCTTGATCTATAATTATTTCAAATAATTCGTCGACAATAAAGCGCTCGGCTGGTAAAATCGTCGGATAAAGTCCGCCAACACCTTTAAAGCTTGCGGAAATAGTTGCAACATTTTCCATTGGAGCCGACTGGCTTATTGATTCAATCATTGCCAGGCCAATAAAAGTTAAATTGTCCTCTTGACCAGCTGACAAGTAAACGCGCTCACGATTAACGTAAGCGTTAAATAAATCGCCAAATGAAAAGCCGTCTTGAATGTATAACGACTCGCTAGATAATGACCAGGACGCAAGTCTTGAAATATGGTCTGCAAAAAACCCCGACTCGTTGCTTGTCTTATCAAGTTGTCCCATTTCAGCGGACAACTCGTAACTGGTTGACTTGGCAACTTGATTCAGCCCAACCGTTACAAATAAAGCGGAGCCATTTACCTTAGCCATTTATCCAGTTCTCAATTGTCATTATTTCACGATGGACAATGTTTGTGTCCGTAATACTTGAAAGGCTAGTTTGTTGCACCAGCTTTGCGGTTACAATTTTGCCAACCTGGAGCGCCAAATAATTCTCGGGATAAAGGCAAACGATTTGCAAAATAGAATCGGCGATTAGATCAGCGTCAATGCGTCCGTATGGGGCAATCCCAGCCGTTACAACGTCTAAATTGATTGTGGTAATGTAATTATACTCCTGGTTATCTTTGTCGTCTTCTTGCGTTTGATTTCCGATAAGAATGTAAGGGAAAACCGCCGTGTCAGGCGCAAAAGTATCGTAACAAGGGACAAGCGCGCCCTTATAAGTAATCGTATTATTTAAAGCCGTCCAATATGCCTTGCGAATAAATGGTTTTATATTTCTCATTTCTGAAATAATTTTTTCAATGTGCGCTCAATGTTTTTTGGCAATTCCGTCCGTTGTTTGAAAACCTCGGGATAAAAAAACGGTCTTGCTGGTAAGTTTACTTCCTTTATTCCGTCGCCTTTAAATTGTGCCGCGAAATCGCTTAACTCGCTTGGGACCTTTACCCTGGTGCCAGTTCCAAACTCAACGTAAGCCGCGTAATTAGCGCCAACCTCCACGCCTCCAGTCACTTCGTTTTTACTTACTTTAATTGGCGTTGATTGAATGCTATTTTTTAGCGCGCCAGTATCAACGGCAACCTTATTTGCCGCGTGGTTTTCAATTGCCAAAATTGAATCTTCAACCTCTGCCCGTACATAGTCGGAAACATCGCCCTCTAAGTCTTTTAAATACTTATAAAAGGCGTTCAGGCTTTGCTTGTTAAATTCAATACTTAGCATTTTAGTCTCTTTGTATTGCAATAAATTTAAGCATTCGTTCGTATTCGTTCACGTCAATTATTTCGCTAATTATAAGCGTTTTCCCAGCGTAATTAATGTGCATTGACTTGGTAATTGTAACCAAGGGATTGTCTCTAATTATAACCTCCCATTGGTTTTTGATAACCATTTGGTCCTCGCTATTTTGACGCGATCCACTAAGATTAGTAAGCTTTGCCCAACAAGTGTAGGTAAGTGTTGGCTGAGAATAAAAACCGCCGTAACCATCGCCAAAAAGGCTTGGATTGTAAAACGAAATGCGCTCACGCAAATCGCCAGCTTTAAGCTCGTTGTTAGTTCTCACGCGCCAAACCAGTTATAAGTCTTATAAGGCATCAACAAGGCTTTAACTCCCAAAGGAAATTCCGCCACAATTGTTCCAACAATTACGTCCTCGCGACGTTCGTAAAGTGTATTTACCAACATTTTAATGGCAAGCTTAATGTCCTCGGGAACCGTTGTAAATCCAGCAACATAAACCATTTTAAACTTATAGGATTGTGCGCCTCCTATAATGTTAATCTTTGGAAACAATCCCACGTTTAACTGGTAATTTAAAGCCGTCTCAGCATTGTTTTGATCTAGCGTTACAACCTTAGTAACATCCCCAGCAGCAACCAAGGGACCATAAGGGATTTGCCATTGGTATGGAAATCCAAACGATTCAATTGTAACTGTCTTGCGAATAATTGCCTTACCCATGTACGACTCGCAATGTAGGCGCGCAACTTTTATTAGGCTAGTAATTAAGGTGTCTTCTGTACTTCCGTCGATTCTAGCGTATTCTTTTGCCTCTGCCAATGTAATTGGCTCGGTAACTGGCGCCACGTCTGCAAACTGGATAGAATATCCTGTAAAGGACGAATTGTTGGGACTATATAATAAATCACTCATTGTATGGTTTCTTTGCTTTGTCAACGATAAAATTAAAGAATCTTTCTAGTTCTTGGTCCTGGTATTTAAGGCGCTCCTCTGCAAGGTTGCGCATTATGTTTTGGTGAAAGTCGTATAAAATCTCGTCGCTCATCAACTCCTCAATCTTTGCCGCCATTCCGTCTAAGTCGTCACGATCAAAGTAAAGACCAGCGGCGCCAAGACATTCCTTTAGGCCGTCCGTAGGCGTGCATATTACTGGGAGCCGATTAATTGCAGCCTCCAAACCAACGCGCCCATAAGACTCATAAAACGAGGGCACAAGCACAATGTTTGTTTTGCCGTAGATTAAATGGACGTCAGGCGTTTGCGCGACATACTTTAAATTTTTTAAGGTGTCGTCCATAATTTGCTCGCCATAGCTGCCAAGCACGCCAAGAAATTTTCGCTTTGGTAATCGCTTGGCCAGTTCAATTAATATTTGTCCGCCTTTGTTTTCGTTGCAGTTTATAAGGGTAATGTATTGCCCATGTTTGCGGTTGTACTTTACATCTTCAGGGAAAATTGGCGGCTTGCAAACAATCGACGCGTTTGGATAAGGCCCGTTTTGTACGTTCTTTTCGTTTGCCTTATTGTTGTAAACAACGTGAATGTTTTGCGCTTTAAACCTTACGTTTCTATAATCTGAATCGTTATGGCTTAAAAAAATCAATTGCTTTTTAAATTGTCTTGACCAATTAATTGCAACGCCTGTATTGTCTAAGTGCGTAAATATTACGCTTGCATTTTGTAAGGCTAAAAAAAAGTCGTTTGAATAGTAACCAGTTATAAACTTTATAAATGCAAATTTTTCGCCGTCGGGATAAATTTGGCCCTCGGGTAAAATCACTTCAATATTGCATCCCTTCTCGTGAAAATATTTGGCGTAATGCTGAACGGTCCACTCTGCACCTGAGTTATGAGTGCCAGCCCAAGCGTGTACAAAAAAAACGATATTCATGTTTTTTAGTTTTGATTTCGTTTAAAGGTATTGATTTATAGATAAATAAAAAAAGGCCGCCAATATTTGGCGACCCTTTTATAAACAAACACCTATTTACTTAAACTGCGGAACCGTTAGCCAAAGCGGCTGCAAATGTTCCGTAAACGATAGATTGAGTGGTGTAAACTGCAAGCGCAATTCTTTCCTCAACTCGAACAGTCACAAAGTTCTTGGTCACGTTGTCCGCGTCTTGCTCGAAAAACTCAAGAGTTACGCCCTGACGAACGAACAATTGGGAACCAAGTGCAAAGTCACCAACAAAGAAGTCGCCAGCAACAACGCCATTAATTGCGTAAACTGGAACGCCCATGATAAACATTTGACCAGCTGACATTGTAACGTAAGAAGGCAAAATGTAAGCTCCAGCATTTTCCTTAGTAGATACTAGGCTAAGGTAGTCGGATGGGTTAATCATGATTGCATTTGGCGCGTATTCGTTCTTAGTAGTTTGAACTACCGCAGCAGCCAAAACGTCGAATCTGTTGATTAAAGTGCCGAATTTAACAGTTGTCCAAGCCGATCCGTCGGTTGCAAAACCGTTCAAGTTTTGACCTGTTCCGCTTCCGTACAAAAGTTGAGTATCTTCAACGTTTAACAATTTGCTAGGCGCACGGCTAGAAAGGTAAGCAATCAAGCCTGGAGTATCGTCCAACATTTCTTTTGTCAATCGCATGAAAGTAGGGATTGTACGGATTGAACGATCTACCGCGGTCAAATCGAAATCGGATTGCGGTTTTGCGGAACCTTGCGCGGTTGGAGCCGCTGCGTTGTCGTAAGCTGACTCGCGTACGAAACGAATAAGGTTAGAGCTAGTCTGTCCAACTGGCAACAACTGGCGAACGTTTACTTTTCTGTTTGGAGTAAACTTTAGATCAGGAACGCGGTCCGCTGGGATAACCTCGCCAGTATAAGCGTTTCCAACTGTCATGTCGGAGCCCTTTAATTCAAGGTCCAACTTTACTTTATTAGCGTTTCCGCTTTTGTAGTTTCCGAATGCATCAGAGTTAAACGCTTTCTCTAATTCGCTAGAAAAAGAATAACTTTTTGCAGACTTAGAAAAACTAGCCTGGGTGCGTGCATCTACGCCGTCAAGTTGAGCCTGTAGGGCGTCAGCTTTTTCGTTTAACTTAGCGGTCTCAGCAGAAAGGTTTTTTCTGAATTCTTCGCCAGCTTCTTTCATAGCCTTTACGTCGGAAATCAACGCCTCGTTGCCTTCCAATTTCGCAAGTACTGAATCTAATTGTGATTTAATTGCTTCCATTTTGTTTTAGATAAATTTTTTAAGTTTCGGTATATATTCAAATTCCAAGGCTATTGCTAAGCTCGGGTCTTGCTCGATTACGAATTGAGTTGCCTCGGATTCCACGACCAAAACTGATTTTAATTGCAAGTCCTTTAAATGTTCTTCGATTTGTTTTAAACAAATTTCAAGTTGTAACATTGTTTCGTCGGTAACGTCTCCTTTTCTTAAAATGTTGCCAAACTTAACAATCATTTCCTCGCTCTTTGGTAAATCCCAGCCTTTCATTGATTCAATTGGCGTGCTTGGATTGGCTCCCCAGGTAACAGTTGATCCCTCCCAAAGTTTAATCTCTCTTATTTCTCGATAACCGCTTTTATTGTCGCTCTTTACAATTTCAAACCCTACGGAATGCTCATTAAAAACGCCCTCTTTGTAAAGCTTTATTACGTCTTTGCCGTAGCTGGTTTCGGTAATCTTTGAAGTAAAACGCAAGCCTTTAGCGTCCTCCATTAACTCCATAGGCTTTGCCAATGGCATTAAAGGATTGTGCTGGAGCAAGTGCATGATTCGATTGCGGCCTTGCGGTCCGTTTTCGGCAACTGTCTTTTTGTAAGCGCCTGAAACGATAACGTCGCCGTCGGAATCAATATTGTTAAACGCGGAAAAATATCCCGTTACGATTCCTTTAACGTCGTCGACGTCTTCAATTATCCCCTCGCTTAAATTCTTGTAAATCATTGCGTCTTTTTTTGTAAAAATAAAAAGGTTAAAAAAAAATGCAAACCAATAAATTATTGGTTAATAAAATGCAAGGCTTTCGCCTCGCTTTCCTCAAAGATACTTGTATAATTTTTATGAACGCCTTCAATGTCGCTTTCGCTTGGTCGCTGATAAGACAAAAAAGGCACGCAAATATAAGAATTACCTTTTGGATGGACTATTGTCCTAAAGTGTTCGTCAATTGGTATGTCTAAATTTAATTGGGCCATTTCCTTTGCAAAGCGATACGAGTACAAAATTCCATGCGTGGTCCACGATCCATAAGTGCGGACCAATCCCTTGGTTACGCGGTCAAGTCTTGAATCTTTTATATTGGCTCCCAACATCAACATATCCCAGTCAGCTGGCAAATCCTTTATTGCATTTTCTAAACTGGTCGCCCAGCCTCGGTAAGTTGCATCGTCTTCAAAAATTAAAACGTCGCCCTCGCATTCTTGAAAAATCTTTTTAAAGGTTTGCCACAATCCAAGCCAACCCCATTCGTGTTTAATTGCGCTTACCCTTTTTAAATTAAAGTGCGGCGATAACTCTTGCATTGAGGCGCGCCATTTGTCTTTGCGGTTATCTAAGTTAATAACGTAGGCAATCATTTACGCATAGGTAAGCCGTCGGCGTCTCGCATAATTCTAAAAACAACCTTGCATCGGCAATTACATATTTGGTCCGCGCCAGCACCTTGGGAGCCGTCGCCTGGTTGTCGCATATCGTTACCGCCAACAATAAAGTTTTGGTCAAACGGAATCCAATCCTTTGGCCTCATTTCTGCATGATCAGGACGCGTGCGCGTGTCGGTCGCTGGAATCCATTTCTTTTCGTACATAAAATCTGAGGTTGCCGCCGATTGCATAGCCGCATTATTGGTAGCAATTACCATCTCAGTCCTGGCAATTAGCTTGGCCCTGTTTGTAAATATTACCGAAATTGTGTCTTGTATATTACGCGCAATTTCTAGCGCACCAAGGCCCTCGTTTAATCCAGCAAGTACAATGGCTCGGATTATTTTTTGGCTGGTCTCGTTAATGCTTATCAACGTTTGCGGCAAGTTCCTTACTGCAAACAAACGCATAAAGTCACGCCAGCCAGCGCGTAAAGCTTCTTTAGTTGCTTTTGTTGGTGGTTGGATTGCGTTATACATAGCCTCGGCGTATGCCGTGCCAGCCACAACGTAAAGGCTTTCCAATATATCAGCCAAAGGCGCTGGCGTTATTAAATCAAAGCGGTTAATATTTCCGTCAGCCTGTTTAATTGCATCCAAATAAGGTTGCATTTGCTTTTTAAGAGCGGTAAATATTTGCTTTTCATATCGCCTTTCGTAACGCCTTTGCAATGCGTCCAATTGCTTTGCAAGTGCTAAATCCTTTTTAGTTGGCTGGGCCATAGTCTCCCATATTGTCTATGTTGTCGACCTCTGACGCTTGGAACTCGGCCAAAGTCATTAGGCCCTGGGGAATAAATGGTTGTTCCATCAATGTGTTTTGGTATTCGCCATAGTTCATGGCCGCGCGCTTTTCATTTGGAGTTAACCACCAAGCTGCCGACAATTGATTTACGAGCTTATCCATGTCGTCTTGCATTTCAGGGTAAGCCATGTAATCGAAATCCAAGAATAGATTTTTATTTCCGTACGATTCCAAAAGCCAGTTGTTAAGCACGTCCCTAATTTCAATATGCAACGGACGGACAACGTTATTAATTAGGGCCTTGTAAGCCGTTTCCGTATTGTTAAACGTGCTTGCCTCAGTGTCGCCAAGTAACTTAGCATCGACGCCGTAAACGCGGCACAAAGAGCGTAAAATTACTTTTTGCGTGTCAATGATTGACATATCAACCGCATTCATTCCCATTTGCACCCAAGACAATTTGGCTGGCGTAATAATTACGTCGCCAGCGCGGTTGGCGCCCTGGTAATTAGATTTATAATCCTCTTTAAGTCCTTGCGCTTGTTCCCTTGTAATGTTTACCGTTCCATCGCCTGTAAGAATGCCACGCGCTCCCATGTTTTGCAGCATAGATAAAAGCGCTTGCTTTCCATCGTTTGACGTGGTTAGATCGCGGACTGCTGACCGCAAAGGTGAGGCTCCGTAAAGGTGGTTTGCCGTGCCAGCCGTGTAACTTAAATTAATATTTTTTAGGTGTCCTACGTTATTGGCATTTATGCGCTCGTAACCGTTATACGTTAATCGATATTCCTTAATAGGCTGGTTTAAACCGCCCGAAATGATTTCCATGTATTGCGCTGGCAAAGAATACAACGCAATGATTGGCGCGTTTGGTTGTTCGCCACGTCTAGCGCCGTAAATGTAAGCGTTGCCAGTTATTAGTCTGAATGCGGCAATTTCTTTTAAAAGGTTGTCCCAAGTTTGGAATTCGTTTGGCTTTTTAAATAGACGGTCCAATTCAGGAATGCTGACCTCTTCAAGTGCCCTGGCTTTGTATTGTTGAGCCTGGAACTTGGCGCCCGAATTGTCAAACGACTTGCTCATTGATTTGTAATACTTCAAAGCCTTTTGATCCTTTACCTCATAAACCACAATTGGAGCCGTGCTTACCTTGTTGATAATTAAATTGATAATGGCGTAAAGGTCAGAGTTAAGATATAAACCTTTCTCGATAAAATTTTGCGTTGTTGGTGCGGTCCAAATAACGTTGTTGCCCAGGTAAGGAAAAACCGCGTTTAAATAGGTGGAATCTTTTTGGTTAAAACCTAGCGCGGCCTTAATTCTGTCTATATAATTCATTCCGTTTGCTTTTTTTGTAAAAATAGGGTAATAAAATAAAAAAATGATTCAATATTCTAAACGTGCCAAAATTTAGAAACCGATAGCTTATCAAAGACATATCTAATTGCATCGATGGTATGGTTAAAATCGTCCCTGGGCGTGTCCGAGCGTTTGTCGCTCCAAATGTAATTGTTAAGCTCTTTAATAATTGTCTTGCTTTCCCCTGTTACAACAATTTGATAGTCTTGCATTTTTTTAATTCCATATCTAACCGAGTCGGGGCCCTTAGTACATGGGATAATATTAAAACCCATGTTATAAACCTCGTTTATAAGCCTTGGCTCGGCTGAGTCCGCAACGATCATGTCATTAGGCTGGCAATATTTACCAATCTTTTTGGCAATATCGTTGGTCGTTAGTCCCGTTTCTGCAAAGCATTCATGGCAATATATCAAAGCTTTGTCCTCATCAACTGCAACTTTTATTAACGTGGTTGGGTCAACGCTAAATCCAAAGTCCATCCCAAAGCCAAATGGCAATGACGTGTCAAAATTATCAATTTTCCAGTTCTCAAAAATTGTTCCCTCGGCTTTGTCCATCCAATAACCCATGACAATATGGTTGTACTTGGTTGGGTTTCTTTGCTTTATTGCCTCAAAACGATTTATAACGGTCTCGTTTAGGTTGTCTATGTTGTCTAAATAGGTTGTATGAATGTAAGTACAATCGTTTTTTATCCCTGTAAAGCCTGAGTTTACCATGTAATCCTCAAAAAAACGCTTATAAACCCAATGTTCTTTGGTCGCTGGGTTCATTACCAGCAGAACGCGGTTTGGCTTGTTTACTGCTCTAACCGATAAGTCGATGCGGTCGAAAATATCCTCATCTACCAGCTCCTCGGCCTCGTCCATTAACCAGGTAGTTACTCCAGCAATTGATTTGAGGTTAGCCGTTGCCGTGCCTTGGCTTGTTTTTATGCCTTTAAACAAAATTTTTGATCCTGTTTGCTTATTTATGATTTCAGACTGTGTTATTTCGAAATCGTCGGCCTTGTTCATTAACTCAATCTTATCGATAAACTCAGGAATAATTGAAATAAACGCAGAGGTTAGCGTCCAACGTGTAAAAAGGATTATGTGCCCTTCCTCATAAGTTAGATTTAAAAGAAACATCGACAATGTCCAAGACTTACCCGATCCACGACCGCCAGTTATAAGATAATAACGCGTTTTAGGCGTCTCTAAAAATAAAGGTTGGTATTTATCTAGTAATTTTATTGATTCCATTACTCGGTTTTAAGCCATTGAATTGGCGGAGTTACCTTATCGCCAAGACTTGTAACGTCTACGGATTGCTTATCGGTCCAATTAAATCTGTTTTTCATATTCATGTACCAGCCAGTATAATTAAAGTCTCTGTTTTCCAAGTTTTTACGACCTGACTTTGACCACCAAGCTTCAGAAATGAGCTTACCCATTTTTATGGTTTCCGAAAATTGTTCCTCTTCTTTAATCCAACGGTCCCAAAGGTCATTGGAAAAGGAGCCACGCCATTGATAAATTAAAGCTTTAATTTCAACGTCAGAGGCGCCCTCCTCATAAAGGCTAAGTATTTTTTTATACCAATCTTGTGGTAAATCAAATATTTCTTTTGGTCGTCCGCTCATGTTACAAAGTTATAAAAAA